CCGAATATCGCGCGGCGCTGATAAAGCTGGCCCAGGAAAAAGGCGTCAATCTGCCCATGCCAGAGACGCGCAACCCATGACAGGAGCTATCGCCATGCCGAAGCCGAAACCACGCGCGCGCGGGCGCCCTGAAAAGCCCATAACCCTGGATTTCGGCCCTGCTCAGCGCCTAGTGAACGGCACGGCCTGGCTTGCCTACCGGGCGGACCCTGAAAACCCTGGACGGCCTTCTGTGAGGGCTGGGCAGGCCAAGGTGATTTATCACGAGCTATGGGCAGCGTTCTACCTGAGCCATGAACAGCACGAGGCGGCAGATCGCTACCTGACACGGCTGGAAGTGGCGTCCGGTGCCCGGGTGGACACGCGGGGGCATGGGGCGGCGTCCTATGGCCCGACTGCGGCGCAGGTGGCAGCCCTGGCCGATCTGCGGCGGGCGGACGCTGCCATTGGGCCAACGTGGCTTGTGGCAGGGGTGCGGACTGTCATCGGCTGGAATATCTGGCCACCGGATTTGCAGGTGCGGGATTTCAAGGCGGCGATGCAACGCGTGGCGAATGCGTGGGAAATGTGAAAATAATTCACGCGCCGCGCATTTTTCCTGTTGACAGTGCGGGCCAATGGTCCTATGTTTCCGTTATCAGCAAGGGCAATCAAGCCCGGCTGCGAGAGATTAGACCAATGAGCAACATGCCGAAACTTTCCGCCCGCGCTTTAATCGCCCTTGATGTCCTTTCTGATGGCGGTCATTTCCGCTACGGTCTTGAAAGAAATTCCTACACGGGACGCGAGCAGTTTCAATGGCGCCTTCAAAAGAACGGCAAAAATGTGAAGGGTGTTGGCGGCGCCACTTACTACGAGCTTGAAGCCGCTGGGTTTCAATTCAAGAAAGAATGGCCGGGCATGACCTCGACCGTGACTTATCACACCCTCAAGCACGCGGCTTGAGGGAAAGATGGCCGATTTAATTTTGCGTCCTTCAACGCATATTCCAGGCAAGCCATGGGCGTTGCAACTCAGAAACCACGGGCCGGCTGAAACCGAATATCTTACCATTGCGCGCGTATCAGACGAATTGGCGCGCGAGATTATTAGGGCCGGCGCCGCCTTTTGGCTTTTTGGTGATCCTGAGGACCACGAAAAACAACAGCAAAGCGCCACCCCATGACCCCTGACCAATTCCGCGCCGCCCTTGCCGACCTGGGCTATTCTCAGGCCGGCTTCGCGCGCCTAGCCATGGTTGACGCCCGCACCGTCCGCCGATGGTGCGACGGGACGCGGGCCGTGCCCGGGCCGGTGGTGGCGCTGTTGGCGATGATGGCAATATACAAAACCGCATTGGAGACAGAAATGCTTACTGACGGCGGCAAACCTATTGATCCGCAAAAGCTTGGTGTTTTTCTGCGCCCCAAATAAAACCCTTGACAGCCCCCTGAATTATTTGTAGGGGGGGCATATTCTGTATTTCTGCGCCCGGAGCCCACAAGGCTGCCGGGCTTTTTCATAGGCGGGTGGCATGTCATGAGGCACCGAGACCCTCGATATGGCAACTTATCGCCCCGCGATGCGAACATGATGGACGCCATCGAAGGTGAAGGGCTTTCGTTTGCAGCTACACCCGGCCAAGTGGAAGGCGCCCAAAACCTATATCTAAGGTGGTCGGCAACTGACTGGCGCAAAGCTGAACAGGTAGCGTATCAGGCTTTGCAGGTCGCAGCATTTACGCGCCCCTTGATTGACGTTGCCTTGGATGGTTTTGCCGATCAAGGCTTTGAGGTTGATGCCAAGGCGACGGCAAGCGAGGTCGGTGCTTTCATAAGCGAGCGGGTTGCGCGAACGAGCTTTCCGCAAGGCAAGGGCCACCTAAACAGAGCCTTGCCGCCTCGTTAGATGCCAAACCCATACTACCACACAGCCGAATGGAAGGCGCTGCGCCTCGCAGCGCTACGCCGCGATGGCTTCCAATGCGTCATAGCCGGGTGTGGCGCCCGCGCCTCAGTGGTGGATCACATCAAGCAACGCGACGCCGGCGGGGCCGATGCGCTGCCCAACTTGCGGAGCCTCTGCCAGCACCATCACAACATGCGCCCGCGCCTCTATCAGGGCCGTGTAGCCGGGTGCGATGCTGACGGGTGGCCGATACCAGCCCAGCCTGCCAAGCCTGCCCAGCGGCCACGCTTCGGGCGCGGCTAGGGGTAGGGGGGGGCGAAATCTTTGGCTTGGGGGCGGACACCGAATATGGGGGCCTTCCCGCACATCGCCGCGAAATGAAAGGTAAAAGTTATGGCCGGTAGAAGGCCAAAACCGTCGCATTTGAAGCTGATTACCGGCAATCCCGGAAAGCGGCGGCTGAACGATGCCGAACCGAAGCCTGCCCGCGTCATTCCGTCACCGCCTGAGCATCTTTCGCCGGATGCGCGCGTGGCCTGGGGCCGGTTTGCTGCGATCCTGGATCGTTTTGGCGTGTTGACTGAGGCGGACGCGGCGGCGCTGGAGCAGGTCGCCGAGACTTATGCAGAGATTGTGGCGCTGCGCCAAGACATTGCCGTCAATGGCCGTTTCCAGGTGGTGGAAACCAAGGCAGGCGGCGAGATGGAGCGGATGCGCCCGGCTTATTCGGCGCTGATGGATGCAGACCGCCGCTTGAAGGCTTGGCTTGTGGAATTTGGCCAGACGCCAGCGGCGCGTAGCAAGGTGAAAGCGCATGACGGCGAAGGCGCCGAAAAAGAAGACCCCGCCGCCCGGTTCTTCGCTTGACCCGGCGACCGATTGGGCGAAGGACGTTACATCATGCCGCATAATCGCCGGGCCGCATGTGCGGAACGCCTGCCAGCGGCACCTGGCGGACATAAGGACCGCCAATGCGCGCGGCCTGACTTGGGATGTTGACGCGGCGAACCGCGCCATAGCGTTCTTTGAGGTGGTGCTGAGGCTGAACGGTGGGCAGTTTGAAGGCCGCCCGTTTGAGCTTCACGCATCGCAGAAATTCATTGTGGGAAGCCTGTTCGGCTGGCGCCGGAAGGATGGCACAAGGCGCTTCAGGCGGGCCTATATTGAGATTGCCAAGGGCAACGGCAAGTCGCCGCTTATGGCCGGCGTCGGGATGTATTGCCTGACGGCGGACGGCGAGGACCGGGCCGAGGTTTATGCGGCAGCGTCGAAAAAGGACCAGGCTATGGTTCTTTTTCGGGACGCGGTGGCGATGTTTCAGCAATCGCCCGCGCTATCGGGCAGGCTGACGCCAAGCGGCGGCAACCCAGTTTGGAATTTGGCGGACTTGAAGACGGGCAGTTTTTTCCGCCCGATAAGCAGCGATGACGGGCAGTCTGGCCCTCGCCCATCTTGCGCTTTGTGCGATGAGGTGCATGAGCATCGCAACGGCACGATGATCGAGATGCTGGAGCGCGGGTTCAAGTGGCGCCGGCAACCGCTTTTGATTATGGCGACCAATTCCGGCAGTGACCGGCAGTCGGTTTGCTGGCAAGAGCATCAACACGCGGTGCGGGTGGCAGCCGGGACGCGGGAGCCGGACGAGGCCTGTACTTTTGTCGGGGAAGTGCTGGACGATGAAGCATTCTCCTTCGTTTGCGGCCTGGATCCGGGCGATGACCCGCTAGAAGACCCAAGTTGTTGGGTAAAGGCGAACCCGCTTCTCGGCGTGACGGTGCAACCGGACTACCTCGCCGGGGTGGTGCGGCAGGCGAAAGCGATACCCGGCAAGCTGAACAACATCTTGCGGTTGCATTTTTGCCAGTGGACGGAAAGCGATACCGCCTGGATGTCGCGCCCGGCGCTTGAAGCGGTCCTGAGTGAGTTTGAGCCGGAAACCGAACATACCGGCGAGCGGGTTTTCTGCGGTCTGGACCTTTCCGCCACGCAAGACTTGACCGCGCTGGCCTTTGTTGTGCCGACCGGCTTTGTGGACATGCCGGGCGAGGATGGCACCACGGCGCGCTTGCCGACTTTTGACGCTTGGGTAGAAGCTTGGACGCCTGGCGATACGCTGGCCGAGCGCGCGTTGCGGGATAACGTGCCCTATGACCTTTGGGTTAAGGACGGCTTTCTGAATGCCGCGCCTGGCCGGATGGTGCGCTTTGATTTTGTTGCGGCGCGGTTGGCTGAATTGGTCGGGCTCTATGAAATCGCGGCGGTTGCGTATGACAGCTACGGCTTCAAGCGGCACTTTGAGCCGGAGCTTGATAGCCTTGGCGTGACGCTTCCCATTGTGGAGCATCCCCAAGGCGGCAAGAAAAAGGGCGCGCAAGGGCTATGGATGCCCGGCTCCAAGCTGATCCTGGAGCAACTTATTCTTGAAAAGCGGATCAGGCTGCGGCGGTCGCCGGTGCTGATTTCCGCTATGATGAGCGCCACAACGGAAAATGATCCGTTTGGCAATTTCTGGTTTTCCAAGCGGAAGGCTGTTAACCGCATTGATGCGCTTGTCGCGCTGGCGATGGCAGTAGGGGCCGCTACGGCGCAGGCTGAAGCGCATTCCTATCTTGAAACCTCGGAGATGGTGGTCCTGTGAAATGAACTTGATCACGCGCCTTCGAGGTGCGCTTTCCTTTCGATCTGCGCCGCGCCCCTTCGAAGAGGTGATGGCGCGCATAGATGAAGCCTATGGCGCGACGGTTGCCGGGCTTGCAGTGACGCCACAGACTGCCTTGCAGGTGGCGACGGTGCTAGCGTGTGTGAAGGTCATTGCGGACGGATGCGCGACGCCTGCCCTGTATGTGTTTCGAGAAGATGCTGACCGGCGGCGCCAGCTTGCGCGCAATATCCCCGAGTTTCGGATGCTTTCGCGCCGGCCCAATGAGTGGCAGACAAGCTTTGAGTTTCGCCGCACGATGACGCTTCACGCGGCGCTTACCGGCGATGCCTTGGCAGTGAAAGTCATGTCCGGCAATCGCGTGCGAGAACTGATCCCGGTGCGGCCTGGCAATTATCAGATAGACCGCACGGCGCGCTATCAGGTGCGGTATCGCATTCATGATGAATTTGGCTTTATTGGCGAGCTTGGGCCGGATGATGTGTTTCACCTGCCGAATTGGCAGTGGGATTTCTGGCGCGGCCTGAATGCGGTGCGGCTTGCGGCTTCGGCCATTGGCCTGTCCATGGCGGCTGAACAATCGCAGGCCAAGCTGCACGAAAACGGCGGGCGTCCGGCTGGTATCCTGACGACTGAGGCGAAGCTAGACACTGCCGCTATGGAGCGCCTTCGCGCATCCTGGCAGCGTTTTACGGCGGACAAGCGCAGCGGCACGGCTATTCTTGATAACGCCATGAAATACATGCCGATGGCGATGACTGGCGTAGACGCGCAGCATGTCGAGACGCGGCGCTTGCAGATTGAGGAAATCTGCCGCGCCTTTGGCGTGTTTCCGATCATGGTCGGGCATTCAGACAAGAGCGCGACCTTTGCCAGCTCTGAGGCGTTCTTTGCGGCGCATCTCAAACACACGCTGGCGCCATGGCACCAGCTTTGGTTGCAGCGCCTGGATGAATTTCTGCTGGATGGCTCCGGGCCTTTGTGGTGCGAGTTTGACACGCGCTATCTGACGGCGGGCAGCATGGCGGATCGCGCGGTATGGGCGCGCGCCATGGCGGAACTTGGCATTTATACCCGAAATGAATTGCGCGATGAGGAAGGCAAGGACCCGCTGCCCGGCTTGGACGAACCTTTGACGCCTGCGAACATGAATGGCGCTCCCGCTGCGCCCGAGCCGGAAGCACCGGCGGTTTAAGCGAAGGAAAATGGAATGATTGACAACCGCGAACAGGGCGCGCGGCGGGAAACGCGCGACTTTGCGCTTGCCCTTCGCGCGGCAGGTGAAGAGGGCGTTATCGAAGGCTTTGGTTCTGTCTTTGGGCAAGAAGACGCTTATGGCGATGTCGTTGTGCCGGGCGCTTTTGCGGCCAGCCTTGCCGAGCATCGCGCGGCGGGCACTATGCCGGCCATGCTTTGGCAACACCGGCAGGATATGCCGATTGGTGTTTGGGAAAGCATGGACGAGGATCAGCGCGGCCTTCGCGTGAAGGGCCGCTTGGCGATGGACGTGGCGCAAGCGCGGGAGGCTTTCGCGCTTGTGAAGGCTGGCGCCATTTCCGGCCTGTCCATCGGCTTTGTCACCAAAGATGATGAATACGACCCCAAGACCGACATCCGCACGGTGCGGGCGGTTGATCTTTGGGAAGTGTCACTTGTGACTTTTCCCGCTGCCAAGTCCGCGCGCGTGACGCGCGTGAAGGCCGCTGCAATTGATGAAATTCTTAAACCTTCCGACGCGGAGCGGTGGTTGCGTGATGTAGCCCCGGACGTGTCGAAGTCTCAGGCGACGGCGCTTGTGTCTCGCCTGATGCGAATGGGTGCTGAACGGCGAGAGGCCGAGATCGCAACCGAGCGCGCAAACAAGGCAGCCGATAGGCTGTTGCGTTCCCTGCAATCTTGATCCTGAAAGGAACCCCTCATGTCTGAGGCCCTGACTGGCGCCATTGAAAAAATCGGCGCCGCTTTTGAAGAATACAAGTCCGCCAATGATGCGCGCCTTGCCGAAATTGCCAAGCGCGGCGCTGCTGATCCGCTCCTGGATGAAAAGCTGTCGCGCATTGATGCGGTGCTTGATGCCCAAGCGGAAATCAAAAAGCGCATCGAACAGGCTGAAACCCGCGCCGCGCGTCCGGGTGGCGCTGGCGAGGCTGGCGCTGGTGCTGACACTGCCGAGGCGCTTGCTTATCGCAATGCGTTTCTCGGTTGGGTGCGTAACCCGCGCGATCCGCGCGCCGAAATGCGGATGCGCGAAACGGCGAAGGCGCTGCAAAATCGCAGCATGAGTGATGACGGCTTTGAAACCCGCGCCGTTCAGACTGTGACCTCGACCGGTTCCGCCGGCGGCTTTGCGCTGCCCGAAGTGATTGAGCGCACGATTGCGCGTTTGTCTGTGGACATTTCCCCGATCCGTCAGATTGCCACCGTTCGCGCGGTTGGCAGCCCGGATTACAAGGAACTGTTCGACGTGAACGGTTCGGCTTTTGAATGGGTTGGCGAAGCTGGCACTCGCAGCCAAACCAATACGCCTGACTTGGCTGAAGTGGCGCCGACTTTTGGCATGGCTTCTGCCCGCCCGCGCGCCTCGGAAGAAAGCCTTGATGATCTTTTCTTTGACGTCGAAAACTGGCTTGTCACCAGCGCGGCTGAAGCCATGGCGCAGGGCGAAGGCTTGGCCTTTGTCTCTGGCAACGGCACCAATCGCCCGACCGGCTTCCTTGCCGGTCCGACGCCTGTAACGACTGCTGACGCATCGCGCGCCTTCGGCACGTTGCAGTATGTCGCTTCTGGCCAGGCGGCGGCGATGCCAACCAGCCCGGACATCTTCTATGATCTGGTCTATTCGTTGCGCGCCCGCTATCGCTCTAATGCGCGGTTTGTCACCTCGAAGCTGGTTCTTTCCGCCCTTCGCAAATATCGTGAAGGTTCCGGCACGGGACAGTATCTGTGGCAGCCTTCGCTTTCCATGGGCCAGGCTGAAACCTTCCTCGGCTATCCGATCACTGAGGCCGAAGATATGCCGGCGGTTGCGGCAAACGTGTTTCCGATTGCCTTTGGTGATTTCCGTGAAGGCTATTTGATTGCGGATCGCGTCGGGATGCGTATGACGCGTGACGAAATCACTCTGCCCGGCTTTGTGCAGTTCTACATCCGCAGGCGTGTTGGCGGGCGTATCCGCAACTCGCAGGCGATCAAGCTGCTGAAGATTGCTACCACCTAATGTCGGAGGTTGTGGCAACCGTCACGGCGCCTTTTATCGGGGCGCCGGACGGCGAAGTGTATGGGCGCGAATTTGCCGTGGGCGATACCGTTCACGGCGAATTAGCGGCGGTGGCAATTCGGGAAGGCTGGGCAGAAATGCCCGGCCAACCGAAGGCGAAGAAAAAAGCCGAGGGCTAACCCATGGCTGAAGAGCGTCGCGCCATGTCTCCAGAGGTTATCGAACAGATGATTGCGCGCGCTGCCAAACAGGGCGCGCGTGAAGCATTGCAGTCTGTTGGCTTGCATGACGAAAATGCTGGCGAGGATATGAAGGAATTGCGAAACCTTCTCGACGCCTGGCGCTCCACCAAAAAGACTGTTTGGAGCCAAGTCGTTAAGGCAATGACAATGGCGACTTTGGGCGCAATTGCAGCAGGCGCCTTTCTGCAATTCAAGGGCATGCGGTGATGCTGGCGCGAAAGGACAAATGAAATGGCAAGCCTGATTTACAATTCCTTTTGGGATGATGTCATTCGCGGCGTGATTGATATTGACGCGGTGACGGTCAAGGTTTTGCTGACCACGTCCAGCTATACCGAGAATAAAGACACGCACACCAAGCGCAGCGATGTCACCAATGAGGTAACGGGCACTGGCTACACGGCGGGCGGCGTTACTTCTGCGGTCACGGTGACGAAAGACACTGCGAATGATCGCGTGGATATTGCGCTTGGGCAAGTAAGCTGGGCGAATTCCACCATCACGGCGCGGAAGGCGGTTTATTACGTTTCGCGCGGCGGCGCTGCGAGTGCTGATGAATTGATTGCGGTGAACGATTTCGGGTCCGATGTTGTGGCGACCGGCGCGACGTTCACCTTGAATGCCAGCACGCTTCGACTGGCGAATTGAGGCTGAGACATGGCTGATGATGTAGTCCTTCCAGGCACTGGCGATACAATCGCCGCTGATGAAATCGGCGGGAAAAAATTTCAGCGCATGAAACTGACGATTGGCGCCGATGGTGCCAATGACGGTGATGTAAGCGCCGAAAATCCAGTACCGGCCATTGATAATCGCGCCGCGATGTTGCTTATGCAGATTTTGCAAGCACTTATCAGTCCTGGTTCTTATGATTCTTCGCAGCGCCGCAGTCGCGTAACGGCTTTGATTGAGAGCGGAACCCTCACCACAGTCAACACAGTCACCACAGTCAACACAGTCACCACAGTCAGCGCAGTCACCGCCTTAACTGACCAAACCAACATCGGCGGGCGTCCGGCTCAAATGCTTATCAATCAAACAAACCTCTCGGCTTGGGCCGATTGTGTGCGGGCAAGGATAACCTGATATGGCAAATACCTTCAAAAAAGGGCTAGATGTTCTAATCTGGCGTCAAACTTCTCCTTCGCCTAATGCCCATGCTACGGCTATGTCTATGGCAGCAGACATGAGGAACGACAGCAGCCGAAATCCGTTTATCTATACGTTTCATTCAAACTCTCTTCTTAATCGGTATAATGTAATAACAAAGGCTTGGCAGCTTGCGATCGCAACGCCGCTAACTGCTGGCACATTTGGAGCGGGTTCCGCGTCAGCTTTTGCGCCTTCGTTTGGTGCTGTCGGCACTATCGCGGCTGGCGCAACGACAACCAGCGTCACGCTTTCGACCGCATTACCAACTGCGGTCGGTGTAAACATGCTGGCCAATCGCGGAGGAAGTGGCGAACTTGGTTTCAAAATTCGTATTATTGATACGGTTGCCGGCAAAACGGAAGAGCGTTGGATAGTTGGCAATACGGCTGGCACCACGCCAGTTATCAGGCTTGAAACTGCTTTGACTTTCACTCCTGCGACTGGGGCTCGGTATGAACTGCTTTGCGGGCGCCTATTCATGCTCGGCGCAGGAACGCTTGCGGCAGGTGCTTTCCGATCTTTTGAACCCGCAAGTAATACGCTTGCCAATCGTAGCATCACCAACTTGCCTACTACGGTTTCCACTGACAGCGCGATGCTTGTGATGGATGAACTATATGTGCCTTACAACCATAAGCCGGGCGAAGGCATGGTGAAGGGTGAAACATCCTATGATACTGGCCTTGTTGCGCTTCTTGCCACGGCTTCGGGCGCCAGCACTATTACCGGGCAAGCAACGCTTGGTGATGCGGTGGTCGCGGCCAATGAATACCGCAATTTTCAAATTCGCATTGTAGCTGATCCTACCACGCCAGGGGCAGTAGGGCAGCGCCGCATCATTGCTTCGCATACTGCCGGGCCGAGCGCGGTCTATACGCTTGGCACCGCTTGGACGACGCAGCCTTCCAGTGTGGCGCGTTTTGTGATCGAGCAACCTAACTTGATTTTGCTTCGTAGCACGGCGGTCACCACGGTCTATGCCTATAATTACACAGACGCCACGATTAACAATGGCACCAATTCTATTGCGGCTGACGCTTGGTCAACAACATATTTTGGTGTGGCGCCTGCCGCCAATCAAGCTGGGGGCATTTGGGCGCCATCTTTTGGCATTCAGCCTGACGTGGCGCGCAATGCGCGACATTCGTTCAATTATTTTTTCCGTGGCGGCAATGTCGTTACGCTGGATGTTCTTGACATTGCGGGAAGTATCACTGGGACTTGGACCGGCGCAATTACCTATGACGGAAACGTGAATGCTTTTAACACTGGCACCACAGGCTGTTATTCACCATTTGGGCAAGAGGGGCGATACACTTATGTGAATGTGTATGTGGCCAGCGCAATAAATCAGATTTATCGCTTCGATGCGAAAAACCGTGTTTTTTCGCCTTATGCGGCGACTGACTTTATTCAGACTGGTACGGCTACTTTGGGCGGCAGAATGGCAGCTTATGTCGCAATTGACGGAACAGACCTCTATGACGTGTTAGTGCTGCAATCTCATCTTGGCACAGTTACCCAAGAGTTAATCCCGCTTGTTTAAGGACAAAGCAGATCATGATTAAGGAACTGATCCGGTTTGCTGAAATGCGGCTGGCAAGATTAAATCAGCAGCGAAGTGAAACTATTGACTTGGCATTGGCAGAAAAGCTTGATGCAGATATTGCTGATGTGGAAGCCGCATTAGCAAAGCTGCGCGCGCCTTAACAAAGGCGCGCGGGTTGGTTTGATTTTTTCAAGCCTCTCGGCAAAGGAGATAGCTAGTGTCTCTTTTGACGCTTTTTTTATCGCAGTCTGGCGCAGCTACGGCACCGGGCGCGACGCTCACGGCAACCGCCAGCATCATTGCGGGGCAGGCTACGGGCGCCGCTCAAGCCGATGGCGCAACTCTTACCGCCAATGCCAGCCTAATCGCTGGCGCGGCCTCTGGCGCGGCTCTGGCGCCCGGCGCAAGCCTCACGGCAAGCGCGAGCATCATCCCTGGGGCGGCGAGTGCCCCAAGTGGCGTTACGGCTCCGGGCGCTAACATCGAAGCGCAGGCTAGCATCCTTCCCGGCGCCGCTACGGGCGCTGCCGTGGCGCCTGGGGCGGTTATCACGGCAAGTGCGAGCATCATACCTGGGGCAGCGCAAGGCGGCGTCACGGCGCCTGGCGCCAGTCTGCAAGCTCTGGCCAGCATCATCCCTGGCCTTGCAACCGGGGCCGCACTTGCACCCGGCGCCACAATACCGGCGCAGGCCATCATCATCCCCGGCGCGGCCAGCCTATCCGGCGCGACTGCCATCCCGCGCGGGCCGTTCACTCCGGCAACCGCGCGCCTCGCGTCAATTCCTGCCGCATCGCGCGGCGCCTTCACACCCGCTCAGGCAAGGCCATGATCACAGTCATAACCCCGCCCGTGACAAACGCCCTGACCGTCACCGCCACGGCTACGCGCGAGCTTGACCTGCATGGCACACCCGCGACCACAGGCTTGCAGGAATTGATCGGCCAAGCGTCGGACGTATGCGCGCGGTATTGCGGGCGACCGGAAGGCTTTGGCCGCGCAACCGTGCGGCAGACTGAGCGCA